GTGCCTGCTTGTACAGGAGCTCCACTGCCGTCAACTACTGCGCTACCGTCGCCTGCTTTTAATGTTCCAGGAACAGTTGCAGCCGCTGTTTTTGCTTTGTTTGCCTGCATCCTTGCTTGTTGTTGCGCCATCATCTCTTGTGGTGTAGGCATTGCTTTTTGCATGTTAGCCAGCATTTGTTCACTGCTTGAATTTGGATTTGGTAACCCAGCTTTGGCAACTAACTGTTGGGCCTTTGTTGGAGCAGCCGGTGCCACTGGAGCAACCGCGGGTGCCGGAGGTGCCGCTTCAATGATGTCTATATATTTTCTTAGTAATGAATCCATAACGCTTCCTTTATCTTAGACCAGCAATTTTTAACATTGCTGTTAGTTCTTCACTCTCGGGTAATGCTTGCTCTTTACGCTGTGCTACTCGAGCTTTGATATTTTCAGTTGCATTACGATTGTTCATTCCTGCGCCTGACAATTCAAGCATACGTGCTTGTTCGTGTTGTGCTTGAACATGCCCTTTGTATTTTTCCATTACGCTGTGACAAGCACGTTCAACCATACTGTCAAACTTTTCTGCTCGCATTGTGTCTGGTTCAATGTTGTATTTTTCTTTAAGTTCCTTACACATCTTGGTAACGAACCCTTCTTCACCAATGGTCATAGTGCCTTCATTGGCATTGAAGAAACCACTTACACGTTCTTCAATTTCATCAAACAATTTTTCTGCGGTGCTACCATAACGTTTTGGTTTCCTGTGCATCATGTCTTCATCTGGATTCTCAGCAACTGGAGCGGCCGCTGGCGGTGCCTCAGCTGGAACTGCTTCTGGAGGAGCTTCAGCCGCTGGCGCTGGTGCCTCTGCTGGTGCTGCCGGAGCTTCAGCTGGTGCCTCTGCTGGTGGAGCTTCAGCTGGTGGCACATCTTTATCAAATCCCAATTTACCTGCAAAGTCTGTTTGATTTTCAGCATCATGTGCTTTTAAAAATTCACTAATGATTGGTCTAGCATCCATTTCATCTAAACCCAAATCAGCCAATGCTTCAAATGCTTTGCCTAATTTATCATTGTCAACTATGTCTTTTAAACTGTCTCTTACGTTGCTGGCATTAGTTCCCAATGGCAAATCTTGATTAAACAAGTCCTTTAATGATTGCATGGCTTGACTACTACGATCCTCGTCGCCACTAAACAAATCATCTTCTTCACGTACTATTTGTTCAATAGCTTGTTCAAATTGATCTTCTGGGGATTCAAATGTTGGTTTTGATCGTTGAACTTCTTGAGCAGCCGAATTGATTGCGCCCCATAGGCCGCCCATTGATCCAGCCATGCCGTTGTTAGGACCTTGAACTCCTAGCTGTTTGGCAACTTGATCAACAGTCATACCTTTAGCTAATAATTCTTTGGCTTTACGATTTACTTCGACCCATTCGCCAGAAACACGTTCGGCTAAAATATCATCAACTTCAATTTCTTTTACAGGAATATCACTTTCATCAACTAGACTGTAAATGTATGGGAATACTGCTTTTAGTTCTTCATTGAAACTACGCACAGTTAATCTATCTACCCAATCATTTAAAATATCTTCTGGTACAACTCTTGATGGACGACTTGTGAAGCTTTCTTTAAACAACGCATAGTTTTTTGGGCTTTGTAGTGTGTGAACTTCTTTTTTAATTTGTTCAATACGCTCAATAACTTTACTGTGTATTGTTCCCATGGCTTCTGAAATAACTTCGCTACGATCAACATAGTTTTTAAAGAAACGTAATTTTGCAAGTTCTTCACTTAGGCTTACCACGTGCTTGCCAATATCATCATGTGGTGTTCCGCCTTGTGACACGTGTTGTGCCAAGGCGCGAGCTCCATTCAAATGTTTTACAGGATAAGCATAACGTTCACCAACAGCATTTTCAATAAAGATTCTTTCAATGTGTTGTGTCCTACCGTTAGGTGCATTATAGTTTACTGGTTGGTTGTGTCTAACAATAATTTTAGCTTCACCAATTTCCTGGTAACTAGTTCTACTAGTTCCGGATAGTCTAGATTCGTTCATGTTTCCTTCTCCGATAGGATCTCTCTTATCTAAGTTACTTTGCGATGGGTTTTGTAATTTAAAGTCCAATGAGTGAGATTGCGCAAAATCACCTAACTCATCTAAAAAGTCAACCCAAGAACTGTCTCTTGGATTTTTGTTCCATAATACTAGCAGTGCTGGCTTTTGATCTGCATCTGATAAACTAATTGACACATTGGTTAATTTCTCACCATTGCGTCTGTTAGTGAAGTCAAAGCTGATTTTTCTAGCATCACTGTCACGATGTTCCTTCCCATCAATAGGCTTACCGTCAACAGTTTCCTTTTTCATACTAGGAAATCTAGTGGACATTTGTTGCACTAAATCTTGGGCAATTCTTTCAAAATTCGCATTCATAGTAATATTTAGCTTATAGTGCTGGAAATGAAAATGGGTAATGGAGCCTCATAATCTTCCTCAGTATGTGTTCCTGATATGGTTTCAAAGACCCTTTGATCCCAATCTGCTATCAATTGACTCATTCTTACAATTAGCAATAGTGAGCTAACTAAATCGTCGTGTTCTCCGCTTTTTGCCTTAAAACTAAAGCCCGCGGCAATAAACGCCTTTAATTCTGAAATTAAACTTTTACTGGTTAATTCCATTTTACCAGTTTCAATCAAGTGCTTTAGTCTGGCACAAGCGGCTATTTTACTACCATGTGTGGTGTTAAAACCTTTTCTAAACTTGCGTACATGACCCTTACGCATGGGTTCTGATATCATAAGACCAGCAAATTGTTCTTCACCTTGATCCTTAATACATACTAGTCCAGCTTCACCAACAGTATTGTTTTCAATACTCCAATATATGTTGTTACTAAGCCCATTCATACTATCTGATAGATATTTCAATATATCTTTAAGTATTTTAACTTGTCCTTGTATAGGTGTTAAATTGTGGTGCCATTCTGCAACTTGTTTAAAACTGGGCAATTCAAACACTTCAATGGCCGCAAAGTCACCACCAGTTCCCAAACTGGGATCCAAACTTACTAGGTAAATGTTTTCTGGTTTGGGCTCTATATACCAGCGTGTTTGCCCCATTTTAAATTTGGGTTCCTTGCCCGCTAGCTCTGCTAGAGTCAAACTGCTGATTAGTGTTTCATCATAGATCAAGAACTCACATCCGTATTCACGACGGAAACGTTCCTCACCAATACGACTTTGTTCTTGTTTTGCCCAAGCTTCATCTCTATCTGGATGTTCGCTCCAGTGACATGTGTATGCGCTGAATCCGTTCATTCCCAGTGCTTGTTCGTTGCCATATTCATCAAGTTTATTGTTTGCTTCTTTCCAAATATTAGCAAACGTATCTTCGTCACTGTTGGGTGTTGATGTAATAATAGCACGACCACCAGTTGCTAGTGTTGGGGATATTGAAGTCCAAAACTCATCGGCAATATTTGGTTGCACAAATGCAAACTCATCGCAATACAGTAAGGATATTGACATACCACGACCAGTATTACCGGTAGTAGTTGCTGAAACAATTCTTGAGCCGTTATCAAATTCAATACTCCCTTTGTTGTAGTTAGTAACACCACTGCGAATATGATCTGGACAAAGTTCATATGCATAGCGTATACGTTGCATAATTTCCTGTGAGCCAGTATATTTGTGTGCCGCAATCAACACAGTTTGATCTGGGTAAAACATTGTGTACCACAACAAGTAGCCAGCGGCACAAGTGGTCTTGCCCATCTGCCTAGGCAACATGTTGATTGTAAATCTGTGGTTGTGGTAAGCGTCCAATAACTCTGTTTGGAACGAAAACGGATTAAACAACATTTTACCTTGAACAGGGTGTTGTATGTAAAAGAAGTTTTTACAAAAATAGTGATACCCAGTATCTGGATCCGAGCAGGCCAATAAGTCAGCAACCTGCTGTTCTGTAAACTTATCTTTTTTGTGAGCCTTTTTTGTCAGTACTCCGTCTAAACTTTTACTTGTCATGTTGTTATTTACAATAAAAAAGCGGAGACTCGCTCCGCTTTGATATTACATTTTACCAATTATCTATTTCTAACTTCTTGATACAAGTTGTGTAATTGGCTCTTTAGACTTTCTGAAGTAACTGTGTATGGGTTACCGCCACCGTTAACTTTGGGTGCTTCATTGTCTCCGTGGCTGTGTAGGTCATTGCCTTTCATTTTGGTAACTTCATCGCCAGCATATTCTTCGGCTGGACTGTTAGCGTATTCTTCCATCTCAACTTCTTCTTCGTCACCAAACATCTCACCGTCATCTTCACCACGCTCGTCATCACCGCGTGTCAACATGTCCATTGGACTTTCTTCTTCACCGTGATCTTCGTCGCTACCTATTGACAACACAGCGCCTACTGGTCCAGATACTGCATCGTCCTCATCACCCACCATGTCTCCACCTTTTAGTAAATCTAAAAGATCACGAATGTTTTCTGTTCCGCTAGCATTAACACTAACATTCATTGTTACTGGTGGTGAAGGAGGCATACCGCCCATCATTGGGGGCATACCACAACTTTCATTTAATCCTGAAAGTGTTTTAATTGATTTTAGATCTAACTCTTTCAAAGGAGCGTTGGTTTTAACTTCCTTTAATTGTGTCACTGGCTTGTCGTATTGATCAATCTTGTTTAATATGTTATGGAAGTTCATTTCTTTTGTCCTTTAAATGGGTCAGCATTTTTTTCTTCTGGTGATGAGTTAGCTAAAATCGCATCGTTAACGCCTTTTACTTGGTCGCCCTTATGGCTAATTTTACCTAATTCTTTTAGAAAATTTAGTACTTTCTTATCGCCCACTTGATCTTGTGCGCTTTCAGTTTCATAAGGTTTGTTTAGTATTGCTTCTGTTGAAGTACCAATTCTATTCAATCCTTCTAAATTGTCTTCAATTATTTCTTCTTCTCTTGCATTGATGCTTGCGCAGTCATATTTCATTAGGGCTGTTTTCATTGCCTTATCAAACCCTTCAGGAAGGTCTCCGGCAATCTTAATTTTGAATTCGTAAGTTTTTACGCTTTCTGAAAGGTACTCTTTAAATGTTGACATAGTGATATCCATTGTATTGTATTTATTTCATATTCTTAAGTTTTTCAATTAGGCTATTACGGTCTGCTATCACATATCCGTCACCATTTAGATTAACTCCGTCGTTTTCATTAGAATCTTGATCCAGCTTTTGTTTCTTAAGTTGTAGCTCAATCATTTTAAGTTTCTTGTCTATTTTTGCGGCTTTAGCATCAATGGCGTTTTTAAGCATGCCACCAGCTACTTCAAAAATGCGGCCGCTGTAACGTGCTTCAACGTTCATGCCTAGATCCATTAGGTCATCGTATGCGTCTGTTGCCCGTTGTGCCAGTGCATCGAACTCGTTGTCACTGATATCTCCCAAGCCTTTAACTTGGGGTAATGCCGCGGCAATTTTATCAAATTCAGCCATATCTCTAAGAAAGGGTGCTGGAATGTCAGCCTTGGGACGATCGTTATTAACAATCTTCTTGTTCTCTGGCAAATTTAATATTTCTTCAAGTTTCTTAGTCATAGCAATACTTATCTAACTCCGCCCTGATGGAATAAATCTCCTTCACTTAACACACGAAATTTAATTCCCTGACGCTTGCACCAAATTTGAGCGGCTTGCCATTTGGCTTGATTCTTTACATACTGCGCCTGATTGTATTTACTTTTTCCCACGCTTTCTAATGCTGTTTGATTTCTTGGTTTAACTTCAATCAGCTCAACCAACATGCTTCCAGCTTTGTCCACATACTGTATAAAAAAATCAGGAACGTAAATTGTTTGTCTATTTGTTAATGGATCTCTATAGGGAATTGATATTGCTTCACTGGCCCAACGTTGTATACTTGGATGTGTGTCACAAAATGTCATAAAACTCCACTCCCAACTGCTACGGTAAGTTGGTGTTTTGTTGCCTACATATTTTTGTGGGTTCTTGGGTACGAATTTACCGCGGGCAAATCTGCTCATACAAGTATGTTACGACTTTCATAAGTCTCAGCTAGGGACATTACTTTATAACCCAATGTGCTTGTTTGTTCTCTGTAACTGTTTAGCACTTCAGTTACCACTTTGGCCAACTGCACATCTGTTAGACCTTTTAGTGTGTCAATAAGTTCAAATACGTTTACGTTGTCTAGTCTAGCTTGATTCAACAACACAATGCCAGTGCTACGTGCGGCTTCATCATCAAATCCTCTTTTTAAAAAGAATCCCAATACTGCATCAATTTGATTACTTGGAAAAGTTATTTGATGCAAAAAGAATTTGTCAAACAGCGCACGGACTTCTTGATTGTTTCCGTTGCCTGATGTTGATTGTTCTTGTGGTAAATTGCTTGTCATGTTATGGTCCTAAGTCTACTGGTGTTGCAACAGTTGTTGTGTTAGTATTGTCGTTACTTGGAAATACCACATTTTTAACACCACTTAGACCTATAGTTGCCGCCGCTATTGCGCCAGCAGTAAGTAATCTTGTTCCTTCAACAGCAAGTCCAGCGTTGGTTAAACGTTTGGCATTCTGGTATGTATTTACTGTTGTGATTGCTGTTGATAAAAAGTTTGCTGGACTGTCAAAAGCAGTGCCGTCTGCTAGACTGGTTAATATATCACTGGCACCTTCAATAACACCGCCAGGACCAAACAGTGTACTAGTTCCGCCACCTGCCGCACTTAGTGGGCTTGGCATTTTATCATAGTGATCCACTGCAAACCCTTTAACTCTACCACTGCGTGTTGATCCAATGTCATAGTGTACTGCTTCATAAGCAATAGTCATGTTGTTTTCAGCGCCAGCACTGCCTTGATCACTGCTTTGTGGAGTGTCATGACTAAATGCTGTAATTACTGGGTTGACCAGTGTGTAGCTAACATATTCTCTTTTGTTTAATTGATACAACACAATTTTATTAAAAAATGGTATTGAAACATTATTATCCAAGCCGTATTTTGTTTTAATATAACTAGAGCTTTTCATTGCATTTCTAGCATATGCCCCTGGCGTTTTTGAACTACTGGGATCTGCAAAATAGTAACTGTAGTAATTTTGCCAAAGCGTGTTTACAATATGTGCTCTATCATCATGAAATTTAATGTTGATTGGCAAGAAATCATGATCCATTGTGACAACTTTTTTTCTATTGTATTGATTCAGTGTTGCTGTCTTTAGTGTGAACTTGGGCAAGTCTACACTTTTGACCAATAAGCCAATTTCATTTTGATGTTGATATTTCAAGTTCAATGTTTTTAATGCACTGGCATTGATGTCAAAAAATACGTGATATAGAAATTTAGACTTGGGTGCAAGCCTAAAATAGTCATCCTGAAAAGTTCTTGCGGCGTGTTGCCACGACCCCAAGTTTCCTTTGGGATTACCAAGACCATTTACTAGCTGGTCTAAAAAACTGTTATCTTTACTGGCCATACTTTATTTATTGAATAAAATAAACTGCGTACATAACTTTCAGTCGTTAAAAAAGGCTGTTGCCAGCCTTTTTATTAGCGTCCTGCGCCAGTTGCCAGTGTATTAATAGTTCTACCAACAACTGATCCAACACCCGTACCTTGCGGGGTTTGTACAGCATTATCATACTGGATGCTAAGGTCAATAGTTGCTGGACCTTGTTCACCATATGCAATGCTTTGATAGTTAGCAGTAACCAAATAACAACCATAGCACTCCCATGTTTCTAATATTGTAGGAGTGTTAGCACCGTTACCGCCATCTAACATTTCAATACGTGTTGTAAACTTATAGTCAACTCCACTAGCCGCTGAACTTTGTTCAAAGAAATCAAACTGTTTCTGTAATTGTTCACCTACCAGTTTGCTTACTGCACCAGTTACATCATCACGTAGAACGATTGCAATTGGAGCCCATGTAAATTTACCAGCATAGTTAATCTTACTGTTATATATTTCTATAACTTGGTTGGCAAATGACACGTTTGGTCTTGCCGCACTTTGTACCTGTTTAGTTAGTTCAGTTGTTGGAGTTGAAACACCAAAGTTTTCAAACATCACTCTAAAGCGATATTTTAGCTTTGGCATCAACATGCCCTGAGCTGATGCACTTGCGTCGCTAGCTAGGGGTACTGTGAATTTTGATAATGTTGCGATTGCCATATTAGTATGCTCCGTTATTGATATTTATCATCTTATAGACCTGCTATTTCGCCCGTGTTCTTTAGGCGTAATGGAATGTAGATGAATTCAACTGCTTTGACCGGTTCAATGGCCACATCAACATACAACTCGTTTCTATCGATTCTAGACGGAGTATTGTTACTTTCATCGCAGACCACAATGTAATCATACAATGCACGTTGACCAACTAGTTCCAACATCAAGCTCTCCACTGCATTTTTAATTTCATCACGAGTAATTTTATCGTTTGGTTCAAAAATGTATGGTTTAGCCAGTACGCTTAGTTGTCTACGTAAGTAAATTACCAAACGTGCTACGTTGATACGATCCAATGCACTTGCGTTTCTTGCACGAGTTTTCTGACCGTAGTTAACAAGACCAACACCTGTTAAGAATGTAATTGGGTTTACTTTGACATCATACAATGTATCACGTTGTCCGTTGTTCAATGCCACTGCTGAAAACTCACCTTCGCTGTCAATGTAACCAACTGCTGTTGCGTTGGTAATACCGCCACGACGTGTTCCAGCTGGAGCAAACCATGGATAGCTTACGTTATCGCTTAGTGCAATAGTACGTAACATCATGTGACTTGGTGGAACAACTACGTTGTTTCCAAAGTTATCGCTTGTGAAGCCCCATGGATAGAACATGGCCATGTACTCGTCAAAGCTGGCTGCTCCAAGATCATTGTCTTCCAATGCCAATGAAGCATTGTTACCCCAATTGCTTAAACTTGTTGCATCACTGTGTAATCTTGCTGGAGTATCACCAACAACAAACGCTGTTAAACCGCGGTCATAGTTTAGTGTGATCATTTCGCCAATTAGTTCTGGATAACCTGGGCAAGCAATCAAGTTAAACACACGTTGATCTTCTTCACGAATCTCTTGGTTGCTGTTTGTCAATGCTTGTAGTGCTTGTACAATAACTTTACGCTGTGCCTTACGTCCAAATGTACCTGAACCGTCTTCTTGGTTACCGGCTTCGCTAACCCAACGATGTGGGTAGTAAGCTGCCATTGACACATCATTCATACGTGGATTGTCTGCATTTACATCAACTGCGTTACGTACATATTTCTTAACGTTGAATCCGCTTCTACGCAAGTTCCATAGCAACATGCCTTTTGGATATAGTGCTGGATCTGGAGCATCTGGATCCAAGAAGTCGCTTGTTAACAAGTCTTCAATTAGACCAGCTTCATCGCTGTTGGCACCTGCTGTGTTGTAACGTGCATCAGCAAACAAAATACCATCTTCTGTACTTTGATCTGCCTTGTTTACCAGTCTCCACTTTAGTAGTGTACCGTCATATTTGTAAATTGTTGGATAGTTTTCAATATCAGCAGTGTCAATCCAAAGATCACCATTCTTCAATGCTGTGCCATCGCTTTGTAGTTCTGGCTCAGTTGCCGCAACAATTGGACCAGCTGGGTCTGTTTTGTTTGCGCTTACTGCATTGTAAAATGGACTTGTTGCACTTTGATATCCAACCCATGTGCTACCGTCATGTACCATAACGTCAACTTCGTCAACCACGCTGTTGTACCATAGGGTACCGTCAGCTGTTAAACTTGTTGGTGCTGTGCCACTTGCTGTGAATAGTAATGGACCCCATAAACTGGCAACAAAGTCGTTTGCTGTATCGCCTGCCGGTGCTGTATACAAGTTTGCAGTACCTTGTTCAGTTACTGGGTTGTATGCGGCGAAGCCTGCTAGTGCTAGCGGAGTTCCTGAACCATCATTTAAGCGGAATTCTCCGCCCTTCATGTGGCTAATAACCACACGATTTTGACTGTCTACTGATGCTTCGATGTTTGTAAAGCCAGCTGAGTTAATTCTTTCAGCAATCAAATCAGCATCTGTACTTGCACCAACTGCTGTAAACGTGATAGTTTTGGCAGTGTCTAATGCTAGTTGAGCTGTTAAAGATTCTTGAATAGTGAATGTTTTTGCACCAGCTGATACTTGTGTAGTAATTTTGTCAGATTTAATAGTTGTTGCACCAGTAGCTGTTTTTCTAAAAATTTTGTAGTCAGCAATACGTGGTGTATTATCAGAACCTCTATCTTCTGTGCTGTTTGTTTTAACATACACTGTGCCAGCAGCCAAGTTTGCACCGCCACCTGATCTGTCTAGGTAATATAGTGCGGCATGTCCGTTGTCATACAATGGTGAAGTTACTGCTTCAAATGCATCAGTTGCTGAGTTGTAACGCTTAACACGGAATCTTGCACCTGCATTTGGCTCTGTTGTCTTGACCCAAACACTGCCACTTGGACGTGGTGCTGTGTCAGTTGACTTAAATGTTGGAACATTTGTGTGTGGTTGTAGTGCTAATCTAGGAGCATAGTATGTTCCTGCGGCAATACCTGTTACTGACGCTGCCACTGTGGCTGCAATAATATCACCTGTACCAGCGGCAATAATAACAGCATTTGAACTTGAACTATCTTCGCTGTCAGTTGTTGTTTGATTGTTGGAATAAATTTCCAACTTGCCGTTTACTGCGGCCGCAGTCACACCAGTTGCCGCTGGCATAGCTAAGTTAATTGCTGTTGCCAGTGATGCCACTGTTGTTCCGCTTGCTGTAACTGTAACACCGTTAATTGTAAGTGTGTTACCAGCTGTGATTGTTGGATTTGCCTTTGTACCAGCAACAGTTGGCCATGAACTTGCCCAATCTGTGCTACCAACCTTAACCCATACACCGCTACGATTCTTGTAGAACAATGTGTCTGGAGCAGTATAATCAGTGTTTAAATCGCTTAAACTTACAACGGCATAATCGCCAATTGCGCCAACACTTGCTTTTGGAGTTGGAGTTGTTGAAGCTGTGTCTGAGTAGCTAACAACTTTGGTTGTATCTGTAATTACTATTGGAGTAATTTCAACAAATGATTGACCAGTACCTGTTGCTGTCTTCGCACTGTCGTCCCACTCAAATACACCATATGCTGTGTTATCAGTATCTAACCAGTATGTACCGTTGCTTGGATCTGCCGCTGGAGCATCTGCACTTGCGTTCAATGAAGCTAGGTCAATATCAGCACGTACTACATACGCACGATTACTTACACCCAACAAACTGTAGGCCGCTTGTAGACCATATTCGTTTTGCTCGCCAGCGTGGATTGGATTGTTGTTTGCGTCTGTTTTGAAAACTGGATTTCCAAAAATATCTACAAGATCTTTCTGACTTGTAATTAAATATGTTGTGCCAGCATTGGCTTTAAGCGTTCCTGGTGCAATTCCAGTTCCAGCGCCGTTAGCTTTATTCTCTTCTGAAGCAATAATTACTAGTGGTACTGTGCCTGGAGCGGCAGGTGTATAGAAACTTTCATCTATAACTGTTACACTTACGCCTGGTGATGATAGTTGTGCCATTGTACGGTCTCTCCTAAGATTCTTGTTAATGTATTTAGTGGAATTTGGCAAAACCATTGTGTTAATACACCCTGAAAAGGGACCAAAAAGGTTAGGTAAATAACTTTATGAGCAGACCCATGTGTATTTGCGGTTTTAGACCCGCGGCAATCAACTATAAAAAAGATGGTAGAATCTTTTACCGTAAACGTTGTGAGACCTGCATACGTCACGGCGGGATAGCGCACGGCTTCCCCAAATGGTACTTAGATGGCTACAGGCAAAAAGACCATTGTGAAAAATGTGGTTATAAGAGCAAGTACAAAGAGCAGTTTAACGTTTTCCATATTGATGGTAATTTAAATAATAGTCGCCCTGCTAATTTAAAAACTATATGTGCAAACTGTCAACGAGTCCTACATAAAGAGGGCGTTCAGTGGCGTCAAGGTGATTTGGTACCAGACCTTTGACTTGGGCAAACAAGTCATCTATACTGCCGTTGTTGTCTAACTCTATGTCAAATTCAGTGCCAATCCAAGCCCATTCACTGGCATGGATTTTGCGCTGTTTCATTTCTTGAACTGACCAGTTATGATCGGCATTTGCGGCCAAGGCAGTATCATACCAATCAGGCAGTGGACCACGTTTGACCCAAGCTATAGTGCCGCCAGCATTTTTAATTGCCAGTATCTCATTGGGGAATCTACAGTCACTGATAACGATGTCATCTTTTGAGGTGCGGATTTTGTTTTCCAAACTGGCAATCCAAATATCGTCGTGAAATGCTTTACGACATACTTCTGTGCCCCAATATTGTAGCACGTATCTTGGGGTTATTTGCATGCCTAGTCTATTGCTCCACCAAAAATCAATTTGTTCCCGCCATTCTCTAGCTTCTTTGGTGCGGCCTTCCAGCATGGTTCTATCCCAGCCAAACACTGAGGCTACTGCATCTTTAAGAGTGGAGGCGAAACTTTCTCTTCGAAATTCGTGAAAGTTAACTAGATAGTCAGCAACTGTGTCCTTGCCTGACCCGATAAAACCGCATATTCCAATAATCATAACGCCTCCTGTAGATATGCAAATATTAACAGGTTTTTTGGATTATGTCAATGGTTTATACGCCGTATTTGTTCTTTTTAATTTTTGCCACAGGACTGATTTTATTGGTTGTGTCCAATTCTTTACTTTTCATGTCGCCGTGGTTAAGGTCTTTATAGTCGGCGCCAACTGCTTTGGCCGCTTGTACAAACATTTCGTTTTCTATTTCAGTATATGGGTGTACTGTTTTCTTTTTACCGTGCCAGCTTTTGGCATCAATATTCAATGGAGTAGTTCCATCAGATCCTGCCATTGCTTGACCCAGCTTGAATGCCACGTAATCGCTGTTGGCTCGTTCTGCATCGCTGTAGATGCTGATGCCTCGGCTGGACTGGCTTTGGCGTTTTGATATGTGGGCCTGTTTTGCTTCTGAAATGATATCTATAACTTTCATGATTATCCAATTACTAGTGTGTAGCCAGTGCCACCAGGTACAAACATTTCTAATTCCTTGTCTAGTTTTTCTAATTCTTCTTTGCCAGCTGATTTTAAATCTGCACCATTAAGTCCACCAGCACCGCCTGGACCAGCTATTTGACTAAATTTACCTCTGGCCTCACCCAACATGATTTTGCAAACTGCTAGGCTGTAGTCTTTAAACCACTGTCCCGCATAATTATCCTGCAATAATATATAGTCAGGTCTGTAATTGTATCCACGAAGCATTACCTGCTCGCCCTCTGCAAAAGGACGTTGTAAAATACGCAGTGTATGAGTTGTGGGAATCCATTGAAACTCTATGTATGCGCCAAACATACGACCAACCATTTCTTGATACTGTGCAAACATGTCATATGTTGCAATACCACCTAGCATTGTGCTGTTTAGCAAGTAGGTGTTTGTATAGGCCAAGTTGAATGGTTCAAACTGTGTACCACCACTGCCACCTGCTGTTCTACTGCCCACTGTTCTACGAAAGATACTGCGAACTTCCACAATTTCATCAGGCAATCTGTAGTCGTTTTGATCTTGAATAAGCTCTAAAAAGTAGTATGCTTCTTCAACTGCGCCACTGCTACGTTGACGATATCTTGCCAATGCACGATTCAGTGCTGTTTCATAGTGCTTTGGATCCAACTCTACATCTACCATTCCATCGCCCAACATGGTACGACAGTAATCATAGACTTTTTCACGCTCTGCTAGGGCTGTTGTAGGGTTCGACATATTAGTTCTCCTAGTATATTTAGCTAGCGATAAATATCATATGCCAAGACTTTCACTTTTTAAGCCCGAAAAAGGCAATGATTACAAATTTATAGATCGCCAAATAGCGGAGATGTTTGCCATTGGCGGTACTGATTTATATCTTCACAAGTATATAGGTGTTAACACCAGTGCTGAAAACGCCACTGCGGATCAACCACACTACGATACATTAAAAGAAACTAATATACAAGACCTATTGTTTTTAGAAAATAGAGATAGAAAATATGACTCCAGCATTTATTCAGTTAGAGGCATTTATAATGTACAAAACTTGGATTTTAATCTAAGTCAGTTTGGCCTGTTCATTGACAATGATACAATTTTTATGACTGTGCATATCAATGATTGGATTACCAGCATTGGTCGCAAACCCATAAGTGGTGATGTATTTGAATTGCCTCACTTGAAAGATGAGTTTGCACTTAACGATTACAGCGTTGCATTGCCACGTTATTTTGTCATTGAAGATGTAAGCAGAGCCAGTGAAGGTTTTAGTATCACTTGGTATCCGCATTTGTATAGACTTAAACTCAAGAAGATTGTTGACAGTCAACAGTTTGCAGACTTGTTGGATAAACCCGCAGTTGATGCTAACGGTGATCCAACTAATCAAACACTGCGTGATATACTCAGCACCAAGGCTAAGGAATTACAAATTAATGATGCCATACTGTCACAAGCAGAAGCAGATGCTCCTAAGAGTGGTTATGAAACACAACAATTTTACACACTGGCAGTTGATCCAGCAAATGGCAAACCCATAATACAAACAGTTGATGCCAGTACACTTGATGCCAGTACATTGGGTGTTGATGCCAGTGCCATACACGGTCGTGCTGTGCGTAGTGGTTATGTGGGCTACTTGTTGGGCGACGGTGTTCCACCCAACGGTGTGGAGTTTGGGCATGGTATACAATTTCCAACAACTGCTCACACAAACGATTATTTTTTACGTACTGATTTTATGCCAAATAGATTATTTAGATATGACAGCACACGTTGGGTCAAGACTGAAGACAGTGTTAGAATGACCATGACCAATAATGACACACGTCAAACATTGAAGACTGGCTT